GCTATTGAGCCGCATGAAATCACGGCAAACATGGATTCAGATCAGATATCAAGATTTGCGGATCTTTTAATTGAACTAATGAAACGAAAATAACCTATGCCACTACGAAAATGTACCTCACAGAATTGCTTTGAACGCAATCTCAAAACTGAAATGAAACACGGCAAGCCGCAGAAGCAAGCACTCGCTATTGCCTATGCCGTACAAAAGAAAGCTAAGGCTAAAAAGAAGTAGCCTTTTATCTATTAATACATATGAAAAATACAAAACCAGTCAAAGGGATTGGACGTAACCAGTGCGGTGTAGAAGATCACGATGACCCGTGGATTCGTCGCTTGTCAATTGTAGTCGATCAGGCCTGTAATTTCTTTTGGACACGCACTCCAGAGAGACGAAAGATTCAACGCGAGTTTCTCGCCAAATTACATGGCTACTAAAAAGAACAACCATCCTGCATTCCCAGTGCCTCATTTCGGTGGAGACTCGAAAACTAGTGCGGTCAAACCAAACTCTGGAATGGGCATTAGAGATTATTTTGCAGCGGCATCACTGCGGGGCTACAGGGCATCAGAAGAATTTAGTGGCGAGTTGCCTGAGATAGTGGCAGAGTTGTCCTTCGTGGACGCAGATGCCATGCTCATTGAGCGTGAGAAACAATCATTCAACCAATAATAAATATGTCAGATACAAACACACCAAAACAAGCAGGTGAGGAAGAGACGCAACAAGCGATTGATGCCGTACTTTCTCAAATCGACCTAACCAAAATCACCCAGCACGATGTCTATCACGACATCATGCGGACGCTCCAAGAGACGAGTTTCAAGTTCGTCCTAGCAGCAAAATTGATGGAGCATATTTTCGTTCGTGACGGAGTTTTCAAAACGAAGGAGCAAGAAGATGAGCCACGGAAAGATTGACAACAATGAGTGGCACAGAAACGGCAAGGGAGATAAGCCCAGAACCAAAACTTGGGAACGAAAGTACCAAGACAACTACGACGATATCGACTGGTCTTCCATCCAACGAAAATCCAAAAAGAGAGATGACGATGAAGATGACAATTCCTGATTCAGTACGGCAGTTTTTGTCCGAGATTGGACGCAAAGGTGGATGCGTTTCGTCCGATAAAAAAGTTGAGGCAGCAAGGGCTAATGGAGCAAAGGGTGGCAGACCTCGAAAGATGGAAATCTGCGCGGCAACCTAGTTAGATGCTAGTATGTCGCTTGGTTCTTATCCGCGCAGCTTGATTCTATCGGCATCTGCGGGTGTCAACAGAATTAAGTAACTATTTTTATCTTAGGTGAAAAATAAATGAAAATAATTATTGCATAACCCAAGCGGCTTGGTATCTTGTTTGTAGTTGAAGGCGCAACGCCAGCAACGAAACCAAAAACCAAATCAATCAAATGACAACTCTTAGTAACAAAACCATCCTAGCAATTTCTAAATACGGAAAAGAATTCTGCATTTTTGCAGCACAAGAAAACAATGCAGGAGAAGGAGCAAATACCATTAGCTGGAGTTTTCCTCATGAGTTGCGTAATTTGCGTGGAAAAACTCAATGTGCAGATGCTGCAATAAATGCAGGACGCGAAATTTTAAATAACTAAAACCCAAACGGAGCGGGTTCCACCCCCGCTCCAAACCCAACCAACAAAATGAAACTATTCAAATCTTCCGAACACTACAAAAACGCTTCTCACACAAAATTGGTACAGGCACTACAAGCGGTTGTTGACGCATATGGTCATAAAGATTCTTTACTGCTAGACCAGTGCAAAGACGCTTTAAAATCCGCTGGAATCTTTCCAAAAAAACATTGTTGACAATCCCAACCCGCTTTGATTATTCTTCAGATCTTATGAACATCACAGACCTCATCAACCACCTCGCAGAAAAAGCCGCAAACGGAAACTGGATTCCCGCTTGCGGTGGAACCGAGCAACCCTTCACATCACGCAGCGGACGCAGACTCCTCTACTGTTGGCAGCAGTCCACGGGCAAACACGCTTACCTCGATTGCGGCAGTGATCTCATCCTATCTGACGAGGAAGCACGGAACGCACTTGCTCTTTTCTAATATGAGCATCATCGAAACATTCACGTCAACTCCACTGCTTGTGACGCTCCAGCATATGCTGGATGCGTTCACGGCAATCGCACCAGCAATCGCTATCCTTGGCGTAACATTCATCCTTACAAAAAACCAATGACCACCACATTCGCAGTTTCATACTTCATCCTGTCCTTCGCATCCTGCTTCGCTTGCTACAGACTTGGACAAGAAAACATCCTATATCGATTCAAACAGTATTGCGACAAGCGCAAGAAACATGAGCGCACTTGCGAACAATGGGAAGATTTCACTCGTCAGTAAACAAACAACAAACCAGTAAAACAAAATGAACACACAATCAGAAAACATAGCAGACCTAGCAATCGCACTTGCAAAAGCGCAATCAGAGAACGGAACAGTCCACAAGGACGCAAAGAATCCATTCTTCAAATCCAACTACGCTTCATTGGCGCAGGTCTGGGAAACAGTTCGACCAGCACTAACCGCAAACGGACTCTCCGTGGTTCAGTTGCCTTCTCAAGACGCAAGCGGATACTACGTTGAATCCATGCTAATCCATTCAAGTGGGCAGTGGATCAAGTGCAGGACGTACATGAAACCAGTTAAAGAAGACCCACAGGGCATTGGTAGCCTCATATCCTATGCTCGTCGATATGCTTTACAATCGCTGGTCATGGTCTGCCCAGACGATGACGATGGTGAGATGGCAATGGGACGCTCCACAAGCGTTCCGCAAGCTAGGACAACAGTCACAAAAGTACTAGCACCCGTAACACCCAAAGAGGATCCAAACTGGTTCACAAAGGTAGAGGCAGTAATCGCAACCAAAGCTGAATCAGCTACGGGATACCTGATCTCGAAAGGTGAAATCAAAACTGGTCAGTTGTGGGGCGACCTTCCCGCTGGCAAGTATCGTGACAACCTCATCGTGTCACCAGAGAAGTTCTTGGCAGCAGTATCCAAATGGGAGGCATCGAAATGATCCGTCATTCATTGCTTCCTAAGCTGGCTGAGTGTGCCTGTTTCGAGTCAGCGGGGGGTAACTCCCATGCTGCATCTCGCGGGACTAAAATGGACGAGGCATTCCGCGAAATGTTCATGGGCAATAATAAACCATTCCTAGCACTGAATCCCAAGGATGGCGATGCGGTCATGTGGGCAGTCGAGATGACCAAGACAATCGCTGGTGACCATGAGGTGGTCACAGATGAGGATAGTCTCAAGGTTAAAACGCCGGGGATCGATCACGTTGGAACCGAGGATTGCCGCATTCCAGCTATCCATACTAGCCTAGACCTAAAGTCAGGAATCCTACGTTCGTATGCCGAGCAGCAATGTGCCTATGCCTACGGAAATATGGCAGCAAGCTACGATTTCGAGACTGGCGAATACGCCATTCGCGAATGGACTACGCACTTGCTGTTCTGTGATCAAGAACGGGTAGTCACGCACTCTTGGACAATCGAGGAGGCCAAGCAGGTTGTCGAGGGAGTGATCGCAGCATACAACGACCCAGACAAAACCCCAACCGCTTGCGATTATTGTAAGTGGTGTAAAAATTCCACCACTTGCGAACAAATCACTAGCCCAGTTGCCAACACCCTAGAGGTGGTTCAAAGCGACCTACAGACCAACCTAGCGCAAATGCAGGAGCATCTCGCAGGTGATATCGAGCGACTATCCACGTTTGTAAAACAAAGCAGTATTTTCAACAACTACCTTGTCGATTGGGCAAAAGATCTGCTGAAGCAAAAACTACAGGCAGGTGAGAAAGTCTATGGTTGGAAACTGCAACGCCAGAAAGGACGTGAGACATACCCTGCGGAGGTTATCGAACATATCGGAAACTGCACAGAAATGTCACTTTCCGACAGCATTAAGCTATTCGGAGGTAGCATCTCTGCTACAAAATTGCAGAAATACTGCGAGTCAGCGGGATACGATCTAACTCAAATCCAACCTGACGTTGCAGAGGAAATTGTGAAGCTAGTTGAGGACAAACCAAAGAAAGCAAAACTATGAACGATCTGAACTTCGATAAGCTAACAAGCAATGGATGGAAGCAATTCAAGGATTTCCTTGCTCAGTCCGACATTGCGTTTTATAAAACCTTCGAAGGGCATGAGGAATGCCGTTGCAACGAGGGTAAAAAGAAACAGGTTGAGGTTTACATCTATGATCACCGAAAACATGGTTACCCAAACGTGTGCTACGAGGTAAAATGCACTGGCGAATTGCCAGATGGTACATGGCTTGACCTAAAATCTTACGCCTTGAAACAAGACAACGTGGATGAAAAAGCAGGAGAGATTTTGCAACTCTGGGACTGGTCAGTAAAAAACAATTTGACGAGATCCAAAATCTAGATATTTTGCGTTAGTCTCTTGTGAGACTCGATGTTTAAGACCATCGATAAAAACCAATGAATTTACCCTTCCTACTGCCGTTGTCGCTCGATAGACGGAGTCTTACTTTAGGAAGGGTTTTCTTTATAAAAATATGATAGTATCTCCAGACTTTCCAGATCACTGGAAAACAAGAATGTTAGTTGATTTACTCAACGACGAATCCGCACCCGTGTATCTCATCAGGATATGGGGCCATTGCCAAAACAGGAAAACAAGCGTGTTCACAAACCTTCCAACAGCGGGGTTGAAAGCATTGTGCCGATACAATGGTGACGCTGAAAAGTTTGAATCAGCATTTGTGACTGCTGGTTTCATACGCAGGGAAGGTGATAATGTTATAATTCACCAATGGGATGAGTATAACTCCTCTCTGATAGCTAATTGGGAGAATGGAAAGAAGGGTGGAAGGAAACCCAAAGCTAACCCAAGTGAAACCCATGGGTTACCCATGGCTAACCCAATCGAAACCCATAGCGAACCTATGGGCAGCCCAACGCGAACCGATAAGATAAGAGAAGAGAAGATAAGAGTAGAATTGATAAAACCAGATTCTGTTCCAGAGCAAGTCTGGAACGATTTTATCAAACTTCGCAAAGCAAAGAAAGCACCACTAACCCAAACAGCACTCAATGCCATTCAGAACGAAGCGGACAACGCAGGTTGGACGCTGGAGGATGCGATCACCGAATGCGTCTCCCGTGGATGGCAGGGATTCAAAGCTGAATGGGTCTTCAAGGCACAAGAGACTTACCAGAGGGCTTGCTAACAATTAACCTAAACAAAAAATAGAAAGACAAAATAATGTGGATACTACCATCACAACTCTTGAATTCTGCGCCGGGTATGGCGGCATTGGACTTGGACTCAAAAACATCTTTGGCGAACGAATGCGAACCATCGCATATTGTGAGCTTGAGGGGTATGCTCAAGCCAATCTCATCAGTAAAATGGAAAAAGGACTCATGGATGTCGCGCCTCTATGGAACGATCTTAAAACCTTCCCATACGAATCGTTTCACGGATTGGTGGACATCCTCATTGCGGGATACCCTTGCCAACCGTTCAGCGCAGCAGGAAAACGAGCAGGAAAAGAAGACCCTCGCCACCTCTGGCCTTGGATCGCAGACGGAATTCGACTTCTTCAACCAAGAATGTGTTTTTTCGAGAACGTCGAAGGACATATCTCCCTTGGACTCCGAGAAGTCGTTGGAGAGTTGGAACAAATTGGTTACCAGACGGCGTTTGGAATATTCTCTGCGCGTGAAGTCGGCGCACCTCACCAACGCAAGCGAGTGTTCATCATGGCCCACCGCAAACACGCGAGATTGGAAGGATTCTGTGAATTCCGTTCCCCCATCAGTTGGACAGACAAGGGGTCACAGTCTTGGGATGGCGGTAGCGGAGAAGAATTGGCCCACCGCAGCGACGAGGGACTACAAGGGAGAAAGTGGTTCTGGCAGGCAGGAGCGCAAGGGGCATCCAACAGACACTCTACCGAATGCAGTAGCTCAATGGCCGACTCCACAAACTGGAGAGGCGAAGGTTTGCATGACTGGAACACAAAACCAGAAGATGCTCTCCCATGCTGTGCATGGCCTTCCCGCCCCGGCCAACCACAATACGCATGGGAACCGCCAAGAGTCGTGGGCAACTCCAAATGCTTTCGATTGGAATCAACCAGAGACGATGGAGCAATGGAAAAAGAGGGCAGCAGTTCAAGCGGAGAAAGGAGTGAATCTTCATATGCCACTAAAAAGTCAAGTAACTCCAGTATCTCTGTCAGCAAAATTGAACCAGAGGTGGGTCGAGACGCTCATGGGAATACCAATGGGGTGGACATCTCCAAGTTGTCCAGCCTCTGTGATTCGGAATTGGCCGAAATTTATGAGTGGATGGTTAAAAGCGACAACCGAACAGACGAGTTGCGATCCTGTGGCAACGGAGTCGTTCCAGCAACAGCAGAACGAGCATTCAGAACTCTTTTAGAAGAATTAATAAACAAATGAAAAACACTCCAATCACTGGGTGCATTGAGTGATCTAGAGACAACTGGCAAGTTGAATGCTTGTGGTGGTAAGGAGGGAGTTATGGATGTACTCCAGACAATCTTTCTGTCCCCCGGTGCTATGTGCGTGGAAACCGCATCAGACTACAGATCCCAACTCATAAAGGCAAAGGGGTATCGGGATGCCATCAAGACGTGGGAGGATAACCATGACGATATTTGCGCTATGAAAGCAGACCTCTCTAGCCTTGCTGAGTCATTCGCCAATGCAATCGTACCAGAGAGCCAATGCAAGGACGTTAAAGCCCATCTGAGCGACTTTATGGACGATCTGGAGGACAAGACCCCGCTAGAAAACTTCCCCACTGGAATTCCCAAGCTGGACAAACTGCTGGGTGGAGGTGCAAGGAGGGGAGAGATGCTCGTTGTGGGAGCGCAGACCTCTGGAGGTAAATCAATCCTGCTGTACCAAGCTGCACTTCAGGCATTGCTGAATGGTAAATCAGTAACTATATTTTCCCTTGAGATGCCAGCCAAAGCAATCCTTCAACGCATAGCTTCCAATCTGCTTGGGAAAACAATACTGCCACTTCGCGAGATGGAAGGGGTCACAGAGTGGAGGGGGGTTGCATCAGCCAAAGATATCTCAAGCGCAATCACCCAACTCATGGGAATGAAATTGACGATCAGGGATGATCTATCCGAGGTTGGAGAAATCGTCGCAGAGGCATCCCGTCTTGCATCACTTGGCAAGGCAGACCTCATCATCGTTGACTACCTGCAAATCGTGACCATGCCAACCGCAGACAACCGAGAACAGGCAGTCAGCGAACTATCACGCAGGTTGAAGTTAACTGCACTCAAAACAAAATCCGTTGTGATGACTGCGAGTCAACTCAACGACGAAGGCGCAGTACGCGAATCCCGCGCAATCGGTCACCACACTGATTTTCTGATCATCATCTCGCACCCTGACGAGAAGAAAAAAGAAGCGTCAAACTTCAAGCGCAAAACAGAAACCCAATCAACTTCGCGTGTACGAATAGACAAGAATCGGCGTGGTCAACGTGACGTGTTTGTGCCTGTAAAAATGCGCGGAGATATTTCTAGATTTGAACAAATAGATGAACATTGATCACCACTTCGACGAGGCTTGCTTTCTGCTCGACACTGCAACAGCAATCTTCCAGACCCGCACCAAATCTAGGTTTGCGGACGCTCAGGAAAAATACGAAAAGGCAAAAGAAATCTACAATAAATATTTTGCACACATCGACGAAAATTCTGTTGACGATTTTGAGTTTTGACCCTAGATGTAGTGCCGTCAGTTAAATAAATACACAACATCAAATGAAAACAGAACTAGAATTACTGATAGTCAAAGAACAAAGTTGGGAAGACGGGGTATCCTATAGCGTGATGGATATAATCGATCCTTCTTGTGCTGGACGGGGTGAAACATTCCGCTTGTTGCGAGACGCAGTTGCGTACTGCAAAAGAAAAAAAGTCACATACAAGCGTGATAAATCTTTGGATATTTTAAACGGATAAAAAACCCAAACTCAACCAATCAAATGAAACCACTACCAGACTTCGACCCGCAGGATGATGACGAATCTCCACGGAACAAACGCAAAAACATCGACACTGACAACCTTCCGACAAAAGAAGAAATCGGTCAAGAGGGCGAAGAATTCCATAATGAATGGTCACGCAGGAATCCAAATCAGGTTTACGGACAATCTTTCATATACTATTGATGAAACCTCTAAACGTAATCACAGTCGAGGCTGACAAGTCCCGCAATGCTAGTGGCACACGGGACTGGGGAACATTCCGCATCACATCGAAGTGCTGTCTTTCTAATGAAATGGTCAAATCCATTTGTGGCAGACACGAAATGATCGGACAGTCATTCGCGTTTAACGAAACGAAAAACGAGGATGGATATGTCTACGAAGGAAGCTACGATTGCTGGAGCGATTAGTATGACAAGCATTCAACTATTCATGGGTAGCGTTACTCTTGTCATGCTGATCTACATCTTTGGTGGATTCCTATGCAAAGCGGCAAACTTCATTGCAAAGAAATTCTACGGAATTGACTTGGACGAAGAACACACAAAATAACACTTTCTGCAAACAAATGCAGACTTGGTGGCATCACACCACAAAAACGATGCATAATATAAACTAACTATAACAATAATATGGCAGAACAATACGATAACACGAATCGCGGATCACTATTCAAGAATGACCGCAAAGAACTGGACACTCATCCAGACTACAACGGATCCATCAACGTCGAGGGAACCGATTACTGGCTAAATGGGTGGCTCAAGGAGTCCAAGAAGGATGGTAAAAAGTTCTTTAGCTTGTCAGCCAAGCCAAAGGATCAAGGCGCAACCAAAACCCCTGCAAAGGCCAAATCCGCTCCAGCACGGGCCAAAGATGATGACGGATCGGATATTCCTTTTTGACCTATGAACGAATGGTTTATTGATACCTTTAAAGATATAAAGGAAGAAATGGATATTAATGACACAGCAGCAGCAATTCTTATTCTAGCGCATACAGTTTCACGCTTGCTCGACAAAGGCACTTGTGAAACGATGGGACATGAGTTAGCCATGTCATTGAAAAATGTTCTTAAAGAAAGTGAAATAGGAATATATAACATTCCTAATCCGTAAGTTTCAGGAATTTCCTCGCTAATCTACAAAGGTCAGTCCCGTAGATAGCAGGGGACAACGGGGGCAGCGCATCCGAAAAAAACGCTGACTAATTTTAAGGGATTGTAGCGTCCACCATGTGGGATGGTTATCATTTGACCCTGTGAGGTAACTACATAAAACCTCACACCCCATTTATAAATATATGAACAAAATTATAACAGCAGATTACTTCCCCGGTAAGGATTGCGACTGCGAAGCTCGTAGCAGTTACGAGTGCGGTTGTGACGCAGACTGGACACCAACTGAGGTATACAAGTTGAGAGAAGATGCAAAGCAACTATCGTTAGAACGTGACGATGCTTTGTCACAGATTGCTCAAGCGGAGAAAAGAGCAGAACGATTCTGCCAAGATCGTGACGAGGCGAGGGAGCAACTACGCATTGCGGTTGGGTTACTTTCAACGCAACCTCAATTTGCTGACAAACACCCTGAAGAGGTTTTAGCTTTTGTAAAGGAGGGCGGGAAATGAGCAGACCAACACCAGAGACGGATGCCTTTGCAGCCAGCGAGTTCGTTGACAAAATAGATGAGCTTACCCAACTGTACGATCTTTCCGAAAAATTAGAACGCGAGCGTGACGAGGCGATGGAGGAACGCGACCAACTCAAACAGCTTTTAGCCGCAGACTCCGAGAATGTGGATGCCTACCTTGGTGTTTGCATAGAACGCGACGAGGCGCGGGAGGAAGCGCATCGGTTTCGGTCATTGCATTACAGCCACCTCGGAATTAACGGGAGCGCAAGCCGGTTTCCTTGGGAAACAAAATGAGTGACACACCAGAGACAGATCATCTTGAAGTTCAATTAGGGCAAGCGGCAACGCACTCGCATCCGATTTTGTGGGAACACAGTCGCAAGATGGAACGCGAGCGCAACGAGGCTAGGGATGCTATCGTTGGATGGGAGAACAAATGGAAATGCGCTATTGATATGGCAGCAAGAGCAGAACTTGAACGAGACGAGGCACTAAAGTGCGCTAAAGAATACTATGTGGAATTCATAAGGAATGCCTCAAGCGATAATAAAATCAGTAAACCCAACCCACTAAATCCATTCTATAAATATTAATATGAGCGAAACACCATACACCTCCGAGGTGGAACGTCTGAAGGAGTGCGACAAGGACTACCGCTCCATTGCCGCACAATTGTCCGTATTCTGCTCCGCTGCTATCTTTGCACTAAGGGCAGCCAACAAGGATCTGGAGGACGCACAGGTCAAAGCTGAGATCATCCCTGACCCATTCGCAGCACAGGCAATTGATGATATGTTTGCCCAGTACCTAGAGTCATTGCGCGACTACCCTGAGATAATGGCAATAGCACTCAAGTTCATTCAGGAATCACGATAGACAATGCAACTAACACTCAACCCTGACGAGATCCAGATATGTCAACTCATTGGCAGAATGCGTTCACTCATTGCACGAAGCAATGGAGTAAAGGATGCCAAGATTGGCAACCAAGACGGAGCAGAGGCAGACGTGATAGGAATGATGGCAGAGTATGGTTTCGCAAAGCTAATGAATGTATTTCCAGACCTTGGCCTATCACCAAGGAGCGGATCCGCTGACGGCGTAATGCCAAGTGGAAACAGATACGACATCAAAGCATCAAAGCATCCACACGCTCGCTTGCTATCCACCCTCAAGGTAAACCCAGACGTTGATGTATACGTCCTGTGCGTTGTGGACGCTCCATCACTCAACTTCGTTGGTTGGGCATGGCAAGAAGACCTCATCAAAGCAGAGAACATAATCAATCTTGGTCACGGAGAAGGCTACGCATTAGATCAAGATAAACTAAAACAATTTTAAATATCCAAATGAAAACATACCTAGCAAAATGGCCCAATGGCACAATCTCAATCCTGCAAGCAAAAACATTAGTGGATCTGTTCTGGGATCTCGACGCAGAAGCAGACCCAGCAGAAGCACAATTGTTTGAACTTCCAAAACGATTCCACCTTGCAACTTGCATAGTTAACAATGAAATACAC